GCTTGGCGCACGGACGCGCTCAGCCATGTAGGCGCGCAAGGCTTGGCCCAGTTCATGCCCGCAACGGCGCGCTGGTGGTGCAGCGCGACTGGCACTGCCACCGCCGACTGCCAGCCCAACAACCCCACGTGGGCCATGCGCGCCCTGGTGGGCTATGACAAGTGGCTCTACGACCGCACGCCCGCGCGCTACACGCCGCGCGAGCGCATGCACGTTGCTCTGCGGGCCTACAACGGCGGCCTCGGCCATTGGCAGGCAGAGGCGGCGGCTACCGGGGCCGCGCAGCCGACGCTGGCCCAGGTCGATGCGGCGTGCGGCAAGGCCCGCCGCGCCGCCGTGCACTGCCGCGAAAACCTGGGCTACCCGCACCGCATTTTGGTGGTGCTGCAGCCCCGGTATCTGCAGTGGGGGCCTGGCTTGTGATGTTGAGCATTCGCACCATCTCCATCGGCCTTGCCATCACGGGCGCCATCGTGGGCGTCAAGCTCTGGCAAGCCCACTTGATTGACGAGGGTGACGTCCAGGGCGCTGCCCGCGTGCAAGCGTCCTGGGACGCCCAGGAAAACGAGCGCAAAGCCGCCACGGCGCGCGACAACGCAACCAAATTCCGCAATGCCGAAAGGACAGCCCATGAAGACGCCCAACGTGAGGCCGCGCGCCACGTTCGTGATGCTGCTGCCGCTGCTGCTGTGCGCAGCCTGCGCGATGAAATCGCCCGCCTCAACAGCCGCCCCGATCCCTACCCAGCAGGAGATGCCGGCATTGCCGCCTGCGCTGGCGAAGCCGCCGCCGCCCGAGAGCTTTTCGGCGAGAGCACTGCAGCGTATTCAGAACTGGCAGCAACGGCTGACGAACTCCGCGACCAGGTAGTGGGCCTACAAGACTTCACCGTCAACGTGTGCCGCGCGGGCCATGGGGGGAGCGCCGTTGACTGACGACATCGACCGCGCCCAAGCACGCGAAGCCGAAATGCTGGCCGATGCGCTGCGCGACCAGGCCCGCCGCGCCGGTTTGACGGGCAAGGCGGTGGCCGACTCGGCCGAGTTTTGCCAGGCCTGCGCGGAGGAAATCCCCGATTCGCGGCGCCGTGCCGTGCCGGGCGTGCAGTTCTGTGTGGCGTGCCAGGCGCGCCGGGAGAGGAAAGGACAGCGATGACGCTACAGATTGATTTTTGGCAGTTGCTGGGCTTGCTGCTCAGCGGCCTGGGCGCCTTGTGGGGCGTGGTGAAGATGGCTGCAGCCCAGGCGCAGCGCCACCAGGATGCGGCGCACGCGCAGCTTGTGGCCCGCTTGGTCGCTATCGAGCAGGCCAGCCGTGCGGAGGCTGGGAACTGGCAGCGGGTGGAGCGGGAGATTCTCCAGCTCAAGGCGGAGCTGCCGCTGAACTACGTGCGCCGTGAGGACTATGTGCAGTCCACGGCCACGATCATGGCGAAGCTGGATGCGATCACGCTGCGCTTTGAGAACATTCTTTTGAGAGGGGCGAAGCATGTTGAATGACGAGCGCGGCCAGGCGCTGGCCTTGGCAAAGTCGCAGGCCCAGGCCCGCGCCAGCGAGCAGGCCGACGCGAAGGCGCGGGCCGAGCAGGAGCGGCGCGGGTTTGTGCGCTGGATCATTTTGCAGACGATGGATTTGTGGCGTCCGGCGCCTGCCACGCTGCGCTCGCTGGTGGGCGTGGTGCAGGGCGAGTTTGCCGACGCCACGGAGATGGAGGTGCGCCGCCACTTGTCGTACCTGCAGGAGCGCGAGCTGATAGCGGTGCATACCGACCCGCTGGGCCAGGTGCGCGCAGAGCTAAAGCGCTTTGGCGTGGATGTGGTGGAGTACACGGTGGAGGTGGAGCCGGGCATTGCCCGCCCGCCCAGGATTTGAGCCATGGGGCGCAAGAGCACGGTGAGCCGCCTGCCTGCGGAGATCAAGGCCTACATGGAGGCGATGCTGGCGACGGGCGCGCAGACGCTTGACGAGATGATTAGCGACTTGCAGGAGCGCTTTCCTGCCGAGGCGCGGGCGGGGGCTTTGCCCAGCCGTTCGGCGCTGCACCGCTATGGCGCGAAGCTGGACCGGCGCCTGGCGGCGATCAGGGCCAGCACGGAGGCGGCCAAGATCATCCGCCAGCATGCGGGCGATGACCAGGACGCGCGCAGCGAGGCGCTGACGGCCATGGTGCAAACCGAGCTTTTCGAGGCGATCCTGGCGCTGCAAGAGGCCGATGAGGTGGGCGAGGATGGTGAGCGGGCCGACCCTGGCGACCGGGTGGCTCTGTTGTCGAAGGTGGCCAAGAACATCGCCACGCTGACCCGGTCGAGCATCAACCTCAAGGAGTTTCAGACCAAGGTGGAAGAAGCCACGCGCAAGAAGCTGTTGGCAGAGCAGGAGGCCAATTTGCGGGAGGTTGCCAAGGCCCAGGGCATGGATGAGAGCCAGGTGGATTTCTGGCGCCGCAAGTTCCTCGGCATCGGGGCCTGAAATGCACGCCGTCAAGCCTCTGGCCTCCACGCTGCGCACGCTGGAATGGGACGACCTGCCCGCCAGCGTGCGGTCCATCCCTGAAGGCTTCAACCCGCTTGATGATGGCGTGTTGATGAAGCACCAACGCGAGGTGGCCGTCATTGACGCGGCCATCATCGCCGTGCCCAAGGGCCGCCGCACGGGCATCACTTTCGGCACGATGCTGAATAAGACGCTGGTGGCCGCTGCCCGCAAGAGCGCTGGCGGCGACAACGTGTACTACATCGGCGACACGAAGGAAAAGGGCCTGGAGGCCATTGGCTACTGCGCCAAGTTCGCTCGCGTGATCGCGCAGGCCCAGGGCCAGGGCATATCGGGCGTTGAAGAGTTTCTGTTTGAGGATCAGGACGACACGGGCAGGACGAAGCACATCACGGCTTACCGCATTCGGTTTGCCAGCGGCTTCCAGGTTTGTGCGCTTTCCAGCCGCCCGGCCAATATCCGGGGCTTGCAGGGCCACGTGGTCATTGACGAAGCTGCGTTTCACCCTGACGTGCAGGGTGTTCTGGATGCCGCCACCGCCCTGCTGATCTGGGGCGGGCAGATCACCGTCATCAGCTCGCACAACGGCAAGTCCAACCCCTTCGCGCAGTTCTGCCGTGACATTGAGTCGGGCCGCTATGGCGCTGATGCGCGGGTTGTGACGGTGACTTTTGACGATGCTGTTGCCAACGGGTTGTACGAGCGTGTGTGCTTCATGAAGGGCACGCAGCCCACAGTGGAGGGCAAGCAGGCCTGGTACAGCAAGATTCGCAACGGCTACGGCGTTCGCAAGGCTGCGATGCGGGAAGAGCTGGACGCCATCCCGCGCGATGGCAGCGGCGTGTGCCTGCCGGGCGTGTGGATCGAGCAGGCCATGGTGCTGCCGCCCGAGCGCGTGCTGCGCCTGGCGCTGGACGATGATTTTGCCGCCAAGCCGCCCGCCGAGCGTGAGGCGTGGGTGGCGGACTGGATAGAGCGCTACCTGGCGCCCGAGCTGGCGCGGCTGGACCCGCAAGAGCGCCATGTGTTCTCGCACGACTATGCGCGGCACCGCGATTTTTCGAGCTGGGGGGCGATCGCGATGGGCGAGGGCATGCGCCGCCGCCTGCGCCTGGCCATCGACATGCACAAGGTGCCTTATGCCCAGCAGCGGCAGATTGCGTGGTACGCCATTGAGCGGTTGCCGCGCCGCTGCGGCGGCGCCGTGGATGCCACGGGGTCGGGCGAGGCGATGGCTGAGGAGACGGCGGACAGGTTCGGGCACAACCACGTTCACCAGGTCAAGCTGAACCGCGCCTGGTACGGCACCTGGATGCCCAAGCTGGTGCAGGGTTTTGCGGACGGGATGATTGAAATCCCCGCCGATCCCAACATCGCGCAGGACTTGCGGGCCATTGAGGAGGTGGACGGCATCGCCATGGTGGTCAAGGTGCGGCGGCGCGATGTCAAAGACCCCGAGCTGTTCCGCCACGGCGACAGCGCCGTGATGCTGTGCCTGGGCTGGTTCGCCACGCTCAATCTTAGCGCCGTCATCGACTACATCCCCGTGCCCACGCATGCGCGCGGGTTCGACAACCCCGCCGATCTGCACGCGGACCTGGACTTTCCCATGCCAGAGCCGGGCGGTTGGTAAGAGGAGCATTCCATGGCAAAAATTCTGGCCAGCGTGGCGCGGATGCTGGGCCTGGGCGGCGGCGATGCGCTGGCCGAGCCGCAGACCGCCCACCTGCTGCACCTGCAGCGCGAGCTGCAAAACCACCCTACGCGCGGGCTGACGCCCACGAAGCTGGCGAACATCCTGGACCAGGCCGAGCAGGGTGATCTGCGGGCTCAGTTCGACTTGTTCGAGGACATGGAGGAGAAGGATGGTCACCTCGCCGCCGAGCTGGGCAAGCGCCGCCGCGCGCTGCTGGTGGATTGGTCCGTGGCGCCGCCCGACAACCCGAGCGCGCAGGAGAAGAAGGCGGCTGAGCAGCTCGCGGAGCTGCTGGGCGAACTGGCCGATTTCGAGGATGTTCTTTTTGACGTGGTTGACGCCATTGGAAAGGGCTTTTCGTGCTGCGAGCTGGAGTGGCATAAGCCGGGCAAGTTCTGGTTGCCCAAGTCCATCACGCACCGGCCGCAGAGCTGGTTCACCGTGCATCGCGGCTACCGCCAGGAGCTGCGCTTGCGCAGCAATTCGACCGAGCCCGATGGCAGCATTGGCGAGCGGCTGCGGCCCTTCAACTGGATCACGCATGTGCACAAGGCCAAGAGCGGCTATCTGGAGCGCACGGCGATGTTCCGGCAGTTGGTGTGGCCCTATCTCTTCAAGAACTACTCGGTCGGCGATCTGGCCGAGTTTTTGGAGATTTACGGCATCCCTGTGCGCATTGGCAAGTACCCCACGGGTGCGAGCGAGAAGGAGAAGATGACGCTGCTGCGTGCGCTGGTGGGCATCGGGCACAACGCGGCGGGCATCGTCCCGAGCGGGATGGAGCTGGATTTCAAGGATGCGGCCAACGGTGATCCCAAGGCGTTTGAGCTCATGATCGACTGGTGCGAGGGCACGCAGTCGAAGGTGATTCTGGGCGGCACGCTGACCAGCGGGGCGGATGGCAAGAGCAGTACGAACGCACTGGGCAACATCCACAACGAGGTGCGCAAGGATTTGCGCGACAGCGACATCAAGCAACTGTGCAGCACGCTCACGCGCGATCTGCTGTATCCCATCGCCGCACTCAACGGCCTCGCTCCCGAGGGAGTTCGCCGCTGCCCGGTGTTTGCCCTCAACGTGGGCGAGACCGAGGACATGTCGGCCTACGCCGAAGCGCTGCCGAAGCTGGTGGACATTGGGATGCAGGTGCCCGTGCAGTGGGCGCAGGAACGCCTGGGCATCCCGCAGCCCGAGGCGGGCCAGCCGGTGCTGCAATCGCCCGTCGTGATGGGCACCGCATGGCACCAGAGCATGGCGGCGGCTTCGGGGCGCCTGCGGGGTATCGCTGCGGCTGCGGGGCAACTGGCCGCGGACCAGCCGCCCCTGCCGCCCCAGGTGGCCATGCAGCCCCAGCTCGCGGCCAATGTCCGCGCCCCGGCTGCGGGCTGGGTGGAGCAAATCTGGGAGCTGGTCTTGCGCGCGGCCAGCCTGGAGGAAATCCGCGACGGCCTGGCGCTGTTGTCCCCCGACATGACGCTGGACGAGTACGCGGCGGCTATGGCCGAGGCTTTGGCCGCCGCTCAGCTCGCGGGCCGCTATGAGGTTCTGCAGGAGGCTGCTGGCAATGGCTGACGTGGCCTATGGGAGCCTGCCCTTCCGGGAGATGATCGCGTTCTTCCGGCGCAAGCTGAACATGACGACCGAGTCATGGGTGGATGTGTATGCGGCCGCGCACGAATGGGCGTTCACGGTGGCCGGGGCCAACCGTGACGCCATCGTGCAGGATTTCCGCATGGCGATTGACAAGGCCATTGCGGACGGCACGACGCTGGAGGATTTCCGCAGGGACTTCGACACCATCGTCGCGCGCCATGGCTGGGACTACAACGGCGGCCGGGACTGGCGCACGCGGGTCATTTACGAGACCAACCTGAACACCAGCTATGCGGCGGGCCGGTGGGAGCAACTGCAGGCCGCGCCGTTCTGGATGTACCAGCACAGTGACTGGGTGGCGAACCCTCGCCACCAGCACGTGGCCTGGGATGGCCTGGTGCTCTCGCGCGACGATCCCTGGTGGCAGACGCACTATCCCCCGAATGGCTGGGGATGCCAGTGCAAGGTGATTGGCCTGTGGCCGCGCGACCTGGCGCGTATGGGCAAGAGCGGGCCGGACCAGGCGCCCGCCGTGACGTGGGTGGAGCGCGTGATCGGGAAGTACTCCCCGCGCGGCCCGCGTGTGGTTTCGGTGCCGCAGGGCATCGACCCCGGCTTTGAGTACGCCCCTGGCCGGGATCGGTGGCGCAGCTATCGCTCGGAGGCTTGATGGCTGGCGTACGCTTCGATGCCATAGCCGCGCAGGCCAGCCTGGGGCGCCTGCTCGATGGCATCGAGCACCCCGCGCCACTGCTGGCGGAACTGGGGGAATACGCGCTGGGCAGCTCGCGTGCCAGGTTCAAGAGCCAGACCGCGCCAGATGGTTCTGCCTGGGCGGCCCTGCAGCCGTGGTATCAGCGGGAGAAGCGCAGGAACCGGAACCGCATCCTCACGCTCAATGGCTATCTGCGTAGCCAGTTGGTGGTGCAGATGGTCGGCGAGCGTTCGGTGGAGGTGGGCAGCAATCTGCCGTATGCCGCCGTCCATCAATTCGGGGCGATCATCCGGCCCCGCACTGCAAAGGTGCTCCTGTTCCGGGGCCATGCTGTAAAATCGGTGACTGTCCCGGCCCGACCCTACCTGGGCCTGTCGGATGCAGATCGCAATGAGCTGGTGGAGCGCACGCTTGACTGGCTGCGCGGTCGGATAAGCGGCTGA